ATCTCCTGCTGCCAGAGCGTGTGCTTGTAGAACTCGATGCAGGCGAAGCGCGCGGCGACGGTCGCGGCCGGGGTCGAGCAGTCCCGCACGAACGGCAGGATCATCGGCATCAGGTCGACGATGGCGGTCATGATGTGGCCCCCTGCCCGACGTCAGGCGGACCCTTGTTCGGGGTCTGCGCGTCCTTCCCAGCCTGATGGCCGGATGCGAACATCTGGAACAGCTGCAGGTAGGTGGCGGCCTTCTCGTTGCCCGCCGAGTAGTCGGTGTCCTTCTGGTGGGCGCGGAACATCACGTAGTCGAACAGCGCGGTCTGGTAGAGCTCCTCGACGATCATCGGGTCGTCGAGGCTGTCGAAGTCGACCGGGGTGATCGCGAGGTTGGTGTCGAGGTAGTTGACCCCCGTCGACGGCGGCCAGACGAAATAGATCAGCGGCTGGTTGGCGTCGTAGATGAAGTGGTGGGTGATGTCCGATCGGCGCGACGTGTGCCAGTTCGGGTCCGTCCGATCGAGGTTCTCCCGGCTCACGATGGTGACCACGCGCCCCGGCGTGAAGGTGACCCCATCGTCGTTCAGGTACATGTTGCGCTGGATGTCGAGCAGCATGAACGCGCCGGGCGGCAGGACCTGTAGCGTCCCCGGCTGCGTCGGGATCGACACCATCTGCATGCCCAGCGACGGGTTCATCGCCACCAGGGTGCGCTGACCATCCGACAGCCATCGCAGAAGCTCATCGTCCGTCCAGCGCTTGGTCGGCTGTTCGTCGATCAGCTGCGTGCGCACCCGGGTCAGGATGGTCTGTGCGGTGACGGCCATTGAGGTCTCACATGCAAGAACGCCGGGGTGTTGTCGGCCACCCCGGCGCACCTGTCCAGCGAAGCGGCGGGGCTAGTTCTTGACCAGCGCCATCACCCAGCTTTCGGGCTTGATCATCTTCTTGCCGTAGACGTTCAGGCCGCGCACCAGCTGCCCGAAGTCGTTCGGGTTCTGCAGGCTCTCGGTCTTGGTGATCTGCGCGGCGAAGGTGAGCGCCGAAGAGTGGCCCGCCAGGATGACCCGGCGCTGCACGCCCGCACCGTTGACCGACCCGTCGGGGTTGAAGCCCGCGGCCGCCTTCGGCAGCTGGTTCGACAGGTAGATCGTGAACCGGTCGATGACGCCCAGCTTCCCGTTGCGCAGGATGCTCTTGTCGTCACCGGTCAGGTAGGCTTGCTGCAGCGGGGAGCGCATCAGGCGCAGCCGCGTGGCGGGGTCGATGACCAGCCAGCGCTCCGTGTCCGGCACGTTCTGCTCGTCGAGGCAGGTCGCCATGCCGAGGATCAGGGTCAGCACGGTGTCGGCGGCCGCGGCGAGGTCGACCGGGACCGCGTCGGTCCCGAGGTTCACGGCCGAGGAGATGACGCCCGCAGTCGCGCCCTTGTTGGCGGCGGCCCCGTTGTTGTACTCGGCCAGCAGGATCGACCGGTCGATGGTGATCGCCATCTGCTTCGTCGCGTCGTCGGTGAACATCGACATCAGGGCGGGCTTCGCCTGATACTCGAGAACGTCCGACACGTTGACGCCGAAATACTTCGCTTGGTCGATGTTCAGGTCGACCTTGTTCGGGGTCGGGACTTGGTAGTTGAGGTTCTGGCCGATGGTGTAGTCGGAGATGGCGATGGTCGGGATGTTGTTGATGGTGATCGTGTCACCCATCCCCTTGATCTCGCCCTCGTAGGACGTGTTCGCGATCTCCCCGAAGACCGTGGTGGCATAGAACTTCACGTTCAGCTTGCCGGACCACAGCTGCGGAATGAAGGTCCCCGAATAGGCGGGGCTGGTATTGAACGGTGCCTGTACGGCGGGGCCTTGCTGGGCCATGAGCATAACTCACGCTGGAGGGGGGTTGAGAGCCCCCCTCAAGGCGCGGTCCTACCGGACGCGCCCCTCAGCGAGAGCCCTGTCGATGTCCGCCTCGATGCGTTGCGCGTCAGCTAGGCGACCTCGGTACTCACCCCGGGCGAAGTCCTTGTAGAACTGATCCATCTCGGAGACAGACCAGACCTTCTTGCCATCGTCGGGCTCGGGCACCGGGGTCGTCCGGGCTTGGCCGGGCGACACAAGTTCGGCGAGTTCGGCTTGCGGGTCGGCCGGGGGAGGCGGCGGTGCGGGTACAGGCGGTGTGGCCCCGAGGAACTGGTTGAAGACCTTGGCCGTGCGGTCGACGTCGAAGGCGGCGAACGCGGTCTGGAGGATGTCGTTGCGGACCAGACCCGAAAAGTCGTCCAACTGCAGGAGCCAGTCCTTGAAGTCCTGGCGGCCGTCGGTCTCCTCGTAGGCCGGGCATTGCTTCGCCAACTCGGTGAAGTATTTCGCCCGTCGGTCGTCCGCGACGTTCTCCGTCATGGTCTCAACTCGCGTCGCCTGGGCCGCCATCTGCTTGCGCATATCGGCGATCTCGCCCTGGAGTTTGGCCCGTTCCCCGGCGTCCGTTTCCACGGCCACACGGCGGATCAGGTCAATCAGGTCGGCTCCGTAAGTCTCCGTGTCGTCGTCGGTGATGAGCTTCGGGGCGGCCGCAGCAGGCGCTGGCTCCGGTGTCGGCGCGGGCTTGGCGGCGCGGAGTTCTTCGATCTGCCGGTTCAGGTCAGCGATCTGGTTCCTCAAGCCAGGAACCTCGGCGTTGTACTTGCCCTGCAGGGTCTGGAACTTGTGCTGCCAGTCCTCGGCGGCCGGGGGCGGCGTCGGGGGCGGCTCGGCCTGGGGCTCCGGGTCCGGGGGGTCTGGGGTCTCCTGGGGTGGCGGAGCGGCCGCTCGGGCCATTTCCTCGTCCAGGGCTTCCATAGCCTCGGCCTGCCGCTTCACGGCGTCGGGCACACGGTCGATCATCTACGTCTCCAGCTGCAACTCGGGGGTCGGACGGGCCGGTGTCCCCTATGGTCAGCTACGCCAGGGGCGCGCTGCGTCCCTGCTTGGCCAGCATAGACCGGGCGCTCAGCACGGTCTGCCGGAATTCTCGGAGAGCGAGAACCCTGCCTCGGAACTCATGGACGTCTGCGGTGTCCCGCGCGCCCAGGAGGCGGAGCGTCAGCGCCTCGATCTCGGCCTCGATCAAGCCCTCGATCTCCCGCCATCTCGGTGTCTCCTGCATCTGCACGAGGGCGATGAGGGCGTCCGGAGACGGGGTCGTGAGCATTGTGGGCGACGCTGATGTCGCTGGCGTCTTTTGTCAATGCCCTGGCCCGAACGTATCGGTGACGGGTGCTCCGTTGCCGAGGGTCTGCTGGTTGCCCTCCGTCGCCCCCGGGCCGGGCGGCGTGCCGCCTTGAGCACCACCCGCCGCAGGCCCGCCGCCCGCGCCGCCCGCGCCCGGTGCGCCGCCTTCGGGCGGACCCTGGATCGCCTGCTGGGCCTGCAGTTTCTGCCGTAGCGTGTCGGTATCTGGCACCACCTTGTCGGTGTCCATCTGCAGGGTCTTCGCCGTCTCGCGCAGCACGGCGGCCCGGCCTTCGATGCCCATGATCTGCATGTCGATCGGGTTGGCGGTGGTCGCCAGGAACTCGTTGCGGCGGACCTGGGCGGCGTCCTTGGCGGTGATGTTCGACGCGCCCTTGGCGACGATGCAGACGTCCCCCTTGAGCTCGGGGTCGGTCTCGTAGCGCATGTTGAAGTAGTACAGCCGCTCCAGCAGCGGCTCCATGATGTTGAGGTCGATGTTCTGGAGGACCGCGGTGATGATCTTCCCGGCGTTGCCGATCATCATCGACATGCCGCTGGCCGTGCGTCCGGCCCCGCCCGCCGCCGCGTTGCCGGTCATGTAGCGTGGGATGCCCGAGTACTCGTCGGCCATCACCGTGAACTTGTCGAACAGCTGCATCAGGTCGCCGAGGATCGACTGCGGCTGGAAGAACCGGATCGGCGGGTCGCTGGTCGACCCGCCCATCGGGTCCGAGTTCAGCTGCCAGATGCGCCACGGCTTCAACTGGGTGATCTGTTCCCCGGCCGCGATGCGGTCGGTCAGGATGCCCACCTGCGGACCGGAGGCCAGGGCGGCGTTGTTGATCATCGAGCGGGCCGCGGCGTTGCAGATGTCCTGCGGGTCGCGCACGAGGTCGGCGACGGAGTGTCCCCAGAAGTTGCCGGGCACGCGTTCGTAGCTGGT